CAGATTCAAATCCAAACCGTTTGCAAATCCGTCGACTTCAATTGTAGCCTGTGTGGCGCTACTCAGAGAGCGCTTGGCACGCTCACATGCGGTGCGCAGACGGCGCAATGCGCGAACATTCTCTTTTACCGAGACGCCTCGGTTCTTCTTCTCAAACTCCTGGACACACCAGTCTACCATGATACAATCAATATCTTCACCCAATGTTGTTATCGTATGGTTCTTTATCCATACTTCTTATGGTTTCCCATAAGTTCAGACTATATCTTCAAAGGACAGCTGTCCATTGGAACCCATTCGTGCCCCTTTCTCCATAGTTAAAACAGTAGGATACTTGGAGTAGTCGTTGAACCTTGACCCTGTTTCCAGGGCCCTTGGCTGCGGATTGCCCATTTCATACGTCAGCGTACGTATTCATTTGCCACCTTATTACCATATCACAGATAATTACTCTGCGCCCTCCACACTGTTACCAGGTAGAGTTGGTAGTGGACAACTTTAGGGGTTTCCCGCAATTAAAGTTCTTTATTCTCGGCAGATAGATTTCTAATAGCATGAAACCGTAGGTAGTTTACCGAGATGCGTATCACCAGCCGTTGCTTTTACTTCAAAGATGCCATCATCTATCGTAATTAACGACACATCGTGCGTTCCGCCGCCAAAATCAAAAATAATAACATGTTGCTCACCTGTCTTCTTCTTATCCAATCCATAAGCGAGTGCAGCCGCAGTCGGCTCATTGATAATTCGAAGCACATTGAGACCCGCAATGACACCTGCATCCTTTGTCGCCTGACGCTGTGAATCATTGAAATAAGCGGGAACAGTAATTACCGCATCGCGTACTTCTTCGCCCAAATAGGCCTCTGCCGTTTGACGCATCTTTGATAGCACCATCGCTGAAATCTCTTCAGGCAAGAATGTCTTTCGCTCCCCCTTTGCATCCACTTCAATGACTGTCTTTCCAGTTGCCCCTGATTTAACAACAAATGGCCATCCAGCAATATCTTGTTGAATCGCAGAATCATCTAGTTTGCGACCGATAAGACGCTTGGCATCAAACACAGTATTCTTTGCATTTTGCGAAGCCTGATTCTTTGCCGCATCACCGATTAGTCGTTCTGTATCAGTGAAAGCAACATAGGATGGAGTGGTACGATTACCATGTTCATTTGCAATAATTTCTACACGATCATTTTGCCAAACACCAACCGCTGAATAGGTAGTACCCAAATCAATTCCGAGAGCGTATTTCGCAGGAGGCATTGTCTTCTAATTATGTAGAGTTGAATACGTTTAAGCTATTTTTATTTTATTTTATTATTTATGCCATTTTTTATGAAGTGAAAAAATAAAATGACACAATTAGAATTATAAACTCGCCTCTGCTGCAATGGATTCAATAAATGATAAATAGGCAATCTGCGTTTTCCGAAGAAGAAATGCGATGCGCTGCCATGGTAATTTATGAAAATAATATTGAATCGTCTCTTTTGTCATTTTATTACCAGCAGGACGAAGCTGTGTGAGATAGACACCATGAAGCGCATACAAATGAGGATGATACATCTTATTACAATTATCAAGTATTTCACGTTTGCTTATCGATTTGATAATATGTAGCTCTATATAATTATCATATAAATAGTTTATGATAGTGCTCATACATGTACTATGAAGTGAAAATTCAACAGCATCCTCTGGATAATAAGCAAGATAGATATGTTGTAAATTTTGTACATAGAGCTGCACATATCTCTCTAGTGAACCAGGTTGATTTCCTCGAAGTGATTTAATCATTGTATATTTTTCAGAGCGTAATCTCCAGCGATTTCCCACTTTATCTTTTAAGACAATTCCTTGAAAATCATAAGGGCGCTGCTGAAAGAGCTGTTGTGTCCATTCTGTGATTGTCTGACTTGATTCAGGAAGAGAAAGGGAAGGAAGAGAACCATAGTTTTGATATAATGCATTAGGGCTATCTTCTACATGTACACTGCCGTCCTGGTAAATGACTCCCTTCTGAACCAGCATGACTGTATTATCTTTTATCTTTTTTACAATACGATGTTGATTATGCTGCAATAGAAAACTATAATATACAGCATATTCGTTGTGTTCTAATTGCGGACTGGAGAGCGAAGCATCCACCTGACTCTCTTCTTCCTTTCCTATGGGTACATGATTATCCAGATGTAGATATGCCTGTATAAATAATGTACGAAATGATTTTGATGAATAAAAGTGTCCGGCAGCATATAATGATGACCGAGTACTGATATAGAGACGTTTATCACCAGCCATTTTAAAACAATTAATCATGACTCCATCGTATAATTCTTGACATACCAATCCTCCACGATTTGCCTCCTCGCATGTTATGTAAGAAAGGGGCATATGAGACGCCTTCGAAGGCGAAATAGAAACAGGGCGATGAAGCGCAGTATTCCATACTACAGAGCGAAACCATGCACTGTGTGGAAGCTCCATATTAGATACCCCTTTCTCATATCGAATAATACATATATCGCATAGAATATCCATATCTACGATACGGAATAATCCGCCTTCTTCCGATTCCAAATAGGAACGTAGCGCATTCCATGTTGGATATTGTGCTATGATATCCTTATATATTGTAAGTTCAAATAACATGATAAAGCTATACAGTTAGATATTCAAATTCTTTATATTATGAAATTTATGATTTGAAGAGTTTTATTGCTGCAATAGAATCTCTATAGGATGATAGGGAAGATGGATAATTCCGCAGAGGCATTAGATCCGAGTGCTGAGAAAGAAATGGTACAAGAGGTGCATAACGAGCAAGAAGTTCCATTAGAAAATCCAGAAGTGGCAGAAGTAGCTGAAGAAGAACAGATTGATGTAGAGGATAATAATGACTCCTATGTACCACAGGAAACATCTTCTATACAGATTGCTCCGACAGGAGAATCGGACAACTTTCTCGAACATGACCCAATGTCCTTTATTCAGCTCGGTGATAGAGTGGTAATTGACTCTAGAAAATATGGAAGAACAACTGGTACTGTGTATTATCGCAGTCTTGATTTAATTAGTGTGAGACCAGATGGTGCGCCCAATAAACTTCATGAATTTGAGGTAGAACGAGTGGACGGTGAAGAAGTCTATCAAGAAGAGGACCAAGTTTCTGCAGTATATATTATTGAAAAGCGTATTTATGAGTCGTTTGTAGAGCAGCAAAATTTTCGTGTAGGGCAGATCATTGACACATTTGATAGGGATGGCAAACCAGCAAATAGTTATAAAATTAAAGAAGTCGATGTTGATAACGATGTTATTACCATTCACGATCTTGAAGATGATACAACAACCCAGGACATTGAGTTTCATTTTACAGGAATTGATACAGATGAAGATTTTCGTGTGATTAATATTCGTACCTTTGTTTCCAAAGATGAAAGTCAAGCTGAGGAACAAGATGAGGTACAAGAAGAGGCACAGGATGACAAGCAAGAAGAAGAGGAAGAAGAAGAGGCAGAAGGTATTCAATTAGAGGGATTTATTGAAGTAACGCGTTCCAAAGTGTATCATGAAGCGGCTTCTCATGAACAACGAATTCCAGACAATCTTCAAAAAATCGACGCACTAAATGATTTTATGTCAGGACTTGATCCTATTTTACAAAAGAATCCAAAAGCGCTACGAAGCACTCGTATTTTAGTAGAGACACTTTTTCAACTCAAACAAGCAACCATCTCGTATCACGATGATAAATCCATAAAGGGTACAAAAGATCTTTCTGCTCATCGGTTATCTGAATTAATTGAGAGCACTCCTATTCCATTGGGTCGCCCTGTGCTATCTATTACAAAGAATGTATATATTGAAGATGATGCAAAAGATGTAGCAAAAGATAATGCAGACGACTTACGATTTATTAATTTCGAAGATGAATTATCTCAAATGAAACAATATAAAAGTAAGTTGGTTTCTGCGTCTATTGCAGGTTCAGGCTCTATTGTGCGCGAATGGTACGATCAGAAAAATTTTTATAAACAATATTTATCTCCATGGAGTCCTAATGGAATGATAGAACCTATTTGGAGAGCATCTACTAATTCTGAATTTTTTCGGTCTATACCACCTATGAGTATGGAAGAGAATGGAAGACATAAATTATTGCCTACTATTTCTGGATATCTGGCAAGTGGTGATGCAAAAGTTTTTCCTGTACTTGATGAAGTACCATTTGGTATAGAACGCTCTCTTTCTGCTATCTATCATGTTGCATCAGATCGTAAACGACATGTACTATTTCCAGAAGAATCTGCACCTATTGAATCCTATATTCTGTTTCCTTTGTCTACTGCAAATTATTTAGGTAAAACGCGCTCACGTAATATAACAGTAGATAGTGGTCGCAGCCAATTACAAATGAAAACAATGAAAATGATTTTAGAATCAATGGGGGCGCCCAAAGAGGTTGGAAGTTCGAAAGATATTCTTCTTTTGAACGTGGAAGGGGATACAATTGGTAATATTCCTCTTGCTGATTATGTTCAAGGTCTTACTGTCCCTGCGTTAGGTCTAGGAGATACATTTGATACCTTGGAACAATATGGCATGGAAAATATTGAGTTAAATCGTGAGATAGCTCAAGTATTATTAAATAAGATTGAGATGTATCAATCGCAACTTCTAAGCACTCTTTCTACGCTGAGAAAAATGAATCAAGAGAATCCACCAAAAGATCCTGAACCCAATCCATTTTTAGAAAACCCCACTATTTTAGAAGATATTCGTAGTCAGCCTACATTAGTAAATTCACTGACAGATTATGAGCGTATTAATCTTTCACTGGCATCGTCTGATATTGGGCAGGTACAACATTTATTAAAACATTTCCCTATTTATTTTCAAGTGGCCGCAGGTAAAATGCCTGAGCTAGTTGGAAAAGCATTATTGTACGCAAATATGACAGCGTATCGTCAACGTTTGCATGAACTAAACACGATTGCATACAATGAAAAACATTCAGGAGAAAAGCCGAAAAAAAATACATGTCGCCATGTAGCAGATCTGGTCAGTGTTCGTAAAATCTTTGATGATGGAGACCGTTTTCACGAACTTTCCTCATTTTTTAGGACATATCAAGGAATACGTGATAGGAATGATCCAAATTGGATTAATTGTAATGTATGCAAAGAGCACCTATTATGTGTTCATGAAACATTACAGCTTCAAGCCTATCTTAATCCAAAAGAGAAAGATACATTAGAGAAAGAAATCATTTTGAAATGTTCTGGAGGAGTCTTTCAGGGAAAATACATTTGTAGAAATTGCGGCCAGAGTATTCGAGAGCTTGATTTTGATAATGGTCTTGAATTTGATGATAATGGGCAACCTAAATCAGGCCGTGCCGTTCTGGTGGATGAAGACGATGCTCTTGACAAAAGGCTCGATACACTTCTAAGCGTTGATATTGAACCATCTGAAAAGAGCGAGATGAAGTTAGATGAAGGCGGACTCAAATGTTATGATATCATTCGTGAAATTGCAGAACGCGCAGGTATTCCATTAGATGAGAAAGCATATCGACGTATTATTACAAATGCAAGTAATTCTATTAATAAATTTCCATCCATGGAAGCTCATAATAAAGCAGTAAAGGCGGGTACTACTGTAAATTTGGATTATCATGTGGCACTTGCAAGAGTAAGTATTGGAGCATGCGCATTATATTTACATATTGAGATTCAAACAAAAATCCCATCCTATGTCCCGCGATATACCCTTATGGGATGTAAATCACCAGGATTTGATGGTTATCCACTTGACCCCAATCCTGCGAATAGACAAGGCATTGAATACATTGCATGTGCAGTAGCATCTATTACACGAAAGGCCGCTCCATGGAATCAGACAGGATTTCAATCTGTCACAGATGATATGAAACGTCAAGGATATGTTGTCTTTTACATGAATAGTACATTAAAAGAGGCGATTAAAGATGCAGAAATTCAGGCAAAATTAGCAACAAAACGCGCTTATTTAGTGGATGTTCTCGGTGTATCAAGTGCTGTTGCAGACAGTCGTCCAAAAGATATGATTCCATCCACATTTCTTCCTGAACAGATGATTGTATCAGCAGAAGAGGCCGCAAAGGATGTCATTCGTCCTGATGTAGCAGCAAACATGGGTGCAAAGGGTAATATCGCACTTGTTAAATTATGGATTCGACAGGCACATGGGTTTGCAAAGCAAACTTCGCCAATTATAAAAGGAAATCCATTCATGGAAGCAACATGCTGTTTATCAGGCATCAGTCAAACACCAGGCCATTTCTGGAAGGAGAATAGCGAATTACCACAGATTGGTCTACGCCGCTTACTGCCTAATCGACAAGGTCATCTGTTGTTAACAGAATTTAAACCTCGTCCAGCAGAAACAGACGTTGTAAGTGCCGATAAGGATTTATATTACAGAATCTTTCTGAAGTGCTGCTTTCAGGGATTGCGAAAGGGGTATACTCATGAACCTGGTCTCACACATCGTTGTCATTGGTGCAACTTTCAATTTCCCACACATCCCTCCGTGATGGATACTGATACAGAGGGCAAATCTGCACTCATCACTCAAGAAATTGCAACAAACACCGCAGAATTTACTGACTTATTGGATACAATTCACACAGTGAATAAAGTAGAGCCTTTTCCGATTCAACAGGTATCATCGGTGTTATCCATTATGGAAAAATTTGGAAGAGTAGAACCCGCGCCCATTGAAAATTGGATGGAACTCATTACAACAACAACACAACAATTTTTGAAACTTCCTCCACTGGCAGATCGTTCAGATATCGCCATTGCAGCGGGTCCCATTTCAGATGCAACAAATGCATCTGTAGAAATTATTAATGCTCGTCTAAAATCAGATAAGCGTCAGCGTATTTTAGAGAACATCGCAGGTTTGTCATGGGTTAATTTCTTTCAAGTTGTTCAGATTTATTTTATCACACCATTTCAACGTTTGCTAACACAATTTTCAAGAGGTTCGTTATTTATTCCAATTGAACTTATCCGATCATTATCAGAGACACATACCACACAGGATTTGATACCGATTCTTGATAATGATACACAATTGCTTTTTCTAAAGGGCGATGATTTGAAAAAAGTAAACGTTCAATTGGCCCGAGCCAAGATTGCATATTTCGTGAAGCAAATGAGTTCCCTCTTACCTTTTAAAAATAGTATTCGCCCCACGGTTGTTCCAGGAAGACATATTACATTAGAATACATTCAGAGAGCACTCTTTTTTGGCCCACTATCTACCCTTCTTCATTCAGGCGAGATTCCACCTGGTGTAGAAATTAAAAGTCCGATTAAATCGATGGGCGACCCTTCCATGCGATTATTACTTGAGATTGTTGGATTGACATTAGATAAGTATGATAAGGAGCATTTATCATTTGATGATAAAGAAATTAAAAATTTAATAGCGATTCGTGATGAAAAGGAACGTGTAAATGTCGTTGCTGAATTTAACAAGTTAACAGATGAAGAACGTGGAATTGAACTCATGAATAAGAGTTTAGGAATTGGAAAATGGGCGGTAGGTGGTACGAAAAAGATTTTTGCTTATGATAAAGATTATTATGATGAAGAGCGTCAGAAGCGATTGGCGGCAGGAATCGTTGAATTTCCGGGTAGAGGAAATGGTGAAATGGGAGAGCCGCAGGGTCGAGGGAAAGATGATTTAGGATTTAATGACTATGGTGATGAAGAATACGAGGCGGACGGAGGGTATGAGCACAATCAACATGGGGACGATGATTACGAATGATGATTACGAATGACATATCATACAGAATATCAATTGACGATTTTATATCTATATTTTTTCTATTAAGAATAATAAGGAATGTACCTGCTCATCTATTCAGGATTATTATACTTACTAGGTATTTCAATTGTACTTGTTCTCAAGCCAGATTTAATGTTTTTATCAAATGGATCATGGAAGGAATTTGGAATAGGACGTTCAAAAGAGCGTTATACATGGTTGCCTTTTTGGCTGTTTGCAATCATGTGGGCTATCATCTCCTATATCATTGTACTTGTCATTGCAAGTCATACTCAGAGTCGACATGATGAATTGCAACAAACAATTAACACAATGGAAATACCCGTTTTAAATGATACGATTGAACCAGAGAATATTACTAAAAAATCACTATCTCCTACTCCTGTTTCCATTCCTAAAAATAGTTCTTCTATGGATATGAAGAAAGGATATTATATTTTAAATACGGAAGAAACCATGAAAAAAGGGATTCCAAAGTATATTTATTTAGGACCTGAAGCGCCGAATATGGTATTTCATCAATCAACAGCCGATGAATAATGCACTATGTAATGCACTTATGCAAGAGCAATACCTGTACCAAATATTCCACCAAAACAAATCGCAAAGAACATATAAAATCCATATGATAGTCCCATGATAATGGGATTTTCGTTTTCGATATCTTCTAATGTTACAATCGGACTACAACATGCTCCACCCATATATTTTTTAGCTTTCTTAGTTAGCATACCGCCAGTTTGTTTTGCAGTACTTACAAAATTAGTGAATGCACTGTTACGTCCAATCGTAGAAGGTAAAGATTGTTTGGGTGTAGCACCAGGTTGATTAGTATTCACATTCTTAGTCGTATTTGTAAAAGTAGGAACTATTTTCTGTATAGGATTGGCAACAACATCTACACTTGTTTTTAAAAACATAGGCGCGATAGCAGATGCAATAGGAATACGAGCATAGGAAATATATGATATTAATAATGAAAGATAAGCCGCTCCAATACTGGGAAGGCCTCCAAGAAATGCCCTACCTACATTAATCGATTTGGATGATAAATGTTGAGCTAATATATTTATGATAGATGCTAAAAGATAAATTAAAATAGGCAATCCTCCATATAATAAATAATTAAAATAAGATTTTCCTTTACAAGTAAATAAAAAGACAATAAGAATTGCTATCAATCCGCCTAACATACCAATCGCTGGTAAATTACTTGAAACACTACTATCCGGATTAGGCATCTGCTAATAAATCATAGAAATTAATAAAATAAATTATTATGATTCAGAACTATTTTTACTGCATTTTTACAATACTGTAAATTACATAGATACAGTAGAGAATGGCAGATGAACTAAAAGAATTTTATAAAGCAAAACTAAAACCAAAAAAAGGATTCACCTATGGCTATGATGATAATGGCAATCTGGTAGTTCGTAATAAGGAGGAAGTGATAAAAACAATTACATTACCTATTTATCGCCGCCCAACTCTGGATGAAATTAAAAGCATGGAAGAACAACGTGATGAGGCGATTGCTCTTGCGAATCGTGAAGTAGATGATGCACGTATGTTATTATATGAAGAATCAAAGAAGCCAAAAGGGGAAAGAGATGCTAAGATGATAGTTCGTTTAAATAGGGCAGTAGTTGAAGCAGACAGTCGTCTTAATATGGTACGATTCCCTCTTATGTATATTGATAGAGTGGACGGTATTCGAATTAAAGAATTAGACTTTACACAGCCTAATGAAGTGCGAGTTCTTCCTTATCCAGTCTCATTTATTGAAACACGCCCCTATAGGTTACAGGATCAATATGTACGTGTTGGTGCTCTGGCAGAGAAACCAATGGTATCTGTGGCAGAAGCAAAAAATGCGATGAAAATGGCAGAACAGGTTCCCGTTATTTTATTTGAAGGGCCTGATACCAATGATTATGGATATTTATCATTAAAATGGGCGGTTGTCCTTGAATTTAATTCAACCACCTATCATTCTGCCTATCATGCAATATATACGGAATTAGCAAAATATTTTGATGACCAGATTAATCTTCCTCAATTACTTGCAGCGAAAACAGCCGATGAAATTGACTATTCGGTCGAGGATGTACCAGGAGATTTAGAAGAAAATAAAGAGAAATGGAATGAAAAAATGAGAAATCTTCTATATGATGTCAATCTTGTAAAATTTAATAAATACCCTGAGTTGGGCGTACAATTATTAGAAACAGGTAATGCGATGATTGGAGCATATCAACCAGATGATACACTGATTGGTACTGGTATTGCTATGGAAAGTCCAGATGCGAAGGATGTAAATAAATGGAGTGAGAATGCATTGGGCAAAGTTCTCATGGATATTCGTGACATATTACGAAGATCATCACAGCCGATTGTAGCGCCTATTGCTGAGCCTATTGCAGTATCCTCCATTAAAAAGAAGACAAAACCAAAAAGAAGCATTGCGTCTACTATTCCAGCACCAGTCGAAGCACCAGTCGAAGCACAAGTCGAAGCACCCGTTGCACAAGTCGAAGCACCCGTTGCACCAGTTGCACTAGTCGAAGCACCCGTTGCACCAGTTGCACCAGTTGCACCAGTTGCACTAGTCGAAGCACCCGTTGCACCCATCGAAGCACCAGCCCCTATCCCAGTTGCAAGTAATTCAAGCGTACCACAACCTGTCAGAATACCACGCATTGCAGGAAGGCCAAAAATAGTAAGAGCACCCCTTGATGAAAGTAAGAAGAGCGAATAAAATTACATACTAAGTGGAAAGTTTTTCATTTTATCTTCATGTTTATCACAATCTACTTTTTTGGGAACATAAGCATAACAAACGCCATTTTTATCTTTGTATGTAATTTTTTGGGAGCTTTCTGGATTAGGATACTTATAGATAACAGTTTGTTCAGGTTTTACAAACATAATAGCGATTACACCGATTATCATACCGATACATAATGGAGCAAGTTGAATATGCTTTATCATCTTTATAAAGAGCTCAGAAAATAATAGCGCTAGTAAAACAGAATAATGGGCATTCTTCAAGTGTTACAAGATGCGAAGTTTAATGTATTTTTTAGTTTTGTATTGGGAATTGGATTAATATGTATTTTTAGACCACAATGTTCAGGATCCGAGTGTAATATAAATAAGGCACCCGCCGAAAAAGATTTTGATAAATACGTCTATCGCATGGGAGAAGGTTCATGTTATGAGTTTAAAACAGAGATTATAAATTGCCCTGCCTCGGGAGCAGTCGAAGCGTTTCGAGAATACCCATGCCAGGCAGGGAAACAAAATATGGATGATGTCTCTTTTCGCGACCAATTTGCCAGACGCAACACTATCATTGCGCATCCTTCTGCTGCGACCAGAACCTATTAAAGGATTTCTATCATTTTTAAAGAATGGCACAACAAGGTACATTACTAGGCGATCTTGATAGCAAGGCTCCGGTCTTCAGTAATAAAGATGACGATCTTGTCAATAAAATCCTTGCTGATATGAACATTCCCAGCTCATCTAACCCAGTAATGAATGCACCTCCACCCCCGTCCGGTCATGGTAATCGAATGATACAATCTCCTAATCCTAATAGCACCTATCCTATGTCATCTGACCCATCAACCGCTACGGCACATATGATTGGTAAAGATTATCCATCTCCCGCCGATTTTGCAAATCTGATGCATGCCCCTAGCTATAGTAATGGAGGACAACAGTATGCCTCTTTTGCTCCACAAATGGCCGCACAACAGCCAACATTAATTGAAACAGCAAAGGGAAATATTTATTCCGATATTATTGCTCAAGTAAAACAACCACTTATCGTTGCTATTATTATTTTTCTTGTTAGTCTCCCTATTATTAATGTACTAATTGGACATTATCTTCCATCTCTTTTACGTCTTAGTGGCGAATTAACTACGGTAGGCATGGTAGTTAAATCTCTTGTTGGTGGATTTCTGTTCTGGTTTATTCAAAAAATTCTTGTTCCATTAATGGTGGTATAGAGAAACAAACCATTTTTTATTATCATCGTACTCATTCTGATAATAAAAAGTTTCCTATGAAACATGTAGAGAAATGAAGTTTAACGAACTCACTTACCAAATTTCATGTGTTATGCTTGTTATAACGGGTATTTATACCCTAGTGTATTCGGGAATAACGGGACTATTAATAACATCCGCTGTATCTTTGTTGGCGGCGGCATTTATTAATGAGTTTGAAGTGATTGCTTCCATTGCTGTCATGTTTGCTTTATTCTACACTATGTTTCTAAAGCATTTTATGCGCAAATATGAACCATTTACAGATAAGGAGGTTGTGAAATGGGTAGGTGATACCCAGCATAGCTATCAACAGACGCCACAGCAATTAAAAAATCCCAGAAGAGAACCTGCTGGATGCTATGACCCATCGATTGAAGGATTTGCGGATGCTCCACAAGCGCCAGCAGTTCCCTCTGACAAGAAGGAAGGTGAATCTAAGTCAAGTACGGCGGCGCCCGCCGCCGCAACAGCGACAAACGCAGTCACTTCTACCGCAGTATCCTCAGGAGTTGAAAAGTTTGAGAATGATAAGAAGACAGCGACAGAAGAATTTAAATCAGCAACAGGCGGTCTGTTTAAATTGGGGGAAATGCCATCGGAACATAAGGATGGTCCCCATTTGGATGCAGGAAAGACTATTAAGCAGTCGATGTCATCTTTTGACCCAAAGGCTATTTCGGCGATGACACAGGATACCAAGAAATTGTTGGAAACACAGAAAGGTCTTATGAGTATGTTAAATCAAATGCGCCCCGTTCTCGCTGATGGAAGAGAACTTCTCAGTACTTTCTCAGGTATGTTTGGTGGTGGCAATGGTGGCAATGGCGGTGGCAATGGCGCCGAGGCTTCTCTATTTAAAATGTAAATGGTGTAGCGTAGTAAATAAAATTAAAATAATATTATGATACATTTAACACATATCATAATATTATACTACGATAGAGATGGCACGTTCTAAATGCCCACCAGGTGTAGTATGTCTTTCGGATAATTTATTGAATGTTGTTTTAATCATTGTATGTATAGCATTTTTATTTATGGTGTATGCTGCTTTTTTTGGAAAGTCTCAGCCTATGATTATTATGCCACAACAGCAACAGCAACCAACTCAAATTATTTCTCGAGGAGAATCTCGTTACGATAGGGCGCCACAGCCGCTCCGTGATTGGATGGCGCCGTCTGAATTTCCTCCACGAGGCGGTATCGCTTCGATTCCTATCAATATTCCGACACAAGGTCTTCCCGAGTCCTTTCAGTCAGTTGGTTTAATTACTGTAGATGGTAGTGTATGGCCGTTGTATGGTCGTAGAACAATGGGAGGAAGTGATCGTTGGAATTATTACACGCGTACTGATTCTTTTAATCCTGTTCCTATTCCCATTCGCTTTCAAAAACGAGACTGCATGGACGATGTTGGATGTCAAGAAATTTTATCAGGAGAACAAGTGAAGATTGAAGCTGTTGGCAAGGAAGGAACAACAAAGATGTACCGATTTGATGGACCTAAATATATTCCAGGTTTATTGTAGAAATGTATGGACGGGGACTAATTATTGTTATTCTTATTGTTATTTTAGCAGTATATTATACACATAATGGAATGCATATCGTACATGATATAACACCTTCATTGCATATTTCAATTGAAGAGGCGCGTTCTCGACGATTTGGTTTAATTATTGATGTACGCACGGCAGAAGAAAGAGCACAACTCGGCTATTATCCTGAATCGATTCCAATGTCCATCCATGATATACAGAAAGGAATATCATTAGATATTTCAAATAAAAACACTCCGATCTTAATTTATTCTAATGGAGGTGGTCGTGCGAAAGTTGCTGCGGATATTGTCTATCGTATGGGATATCCCAATGTTCGCTATATTAGCTCTACCTATTTATCATTACTTCCAGGTAGCTCCTAAATACGATTCGTAAATAAGCATCTATCTTTTTTCTGAATAACCGTCAAGAGGATGTCAAGCGCATCAACTGTATTATCGGGATTTATTCAATTAACAGGGCCTATTTTACAACAAGATGCCAATCAAATTAAAAATGAAAGTTATCCACTTTCTATTTCATTTGCAGCACGCACTACGCCACCGACTCTTCAGGGTAATAAAATAATAGATGCTACGGATATCAGCACAAATACATGTATTTATAAAGGTAATACATTTACAATGCAGGATGCTCAGATATGTTCCGTTATGAATAAGGGATATCTTCTTCCAGGACAGTCTGGCGAACCTGTTGCCGAGCTTATTATTAGCTATTCAGCATCTACCCATCCCTCTTCAGAAAATGAACTGTCAGGTGTTCTATTATGTGTACCTATTTATAATTCAGGAGTACCTAATCACAATGAATACCTTGCACGGCTCATTGATCCCGATATGCCATTATGTAATTATACGGAAAAAGGAGGAACAGAATACAAAGAGGGAGAATACAAAAATATCCCAATGTCCACATTATTAGGTTGTGTAAAATCGTGTTGTGGTGATGCGAATTGTGTCGCATATACGTTTAATTCAGGAACATGTTCATTAAAAAATACAACTTCTGTGTTAACAACCACACCAAATGAATCGATTACATCAGGAATAATTAATCGTAATGGACCGGCTGATAATAAGGGAGAAAATGTTGGGAGTACAGCACTCGTTCCAACACTAGAGTCTATCTTTTATGGATGGGACGGTGATACAACACAGCAATCACTTGTATATAATACTACATTTGATACAGTTGATAATTCTCGATTATTACTTAATAGTTTATATGTTGCTGTCTTTCCGACAGGAATTCGTCTTGCTCCAGCAATGTATCAGCAACTCTTACTACAAATGAGAAGTAGCGATATTTCGATTGGAACCACATTACCGCCCTATCAAGTTCCTCTTAAGATTCGTGATTACAAAAATACAGTTACACAATTTAAATATGATTCATCTGGAAATAAAATCGCAACAAATATATCAGGTACAGGTGTCATTTATGCAACACAGATGTCAAGCTGTACAGATGCTTTTAGAGATCGTTTTCAATGGTTTATGAGGCCTCCTCTCCGAACAGGTAACTCGAAATCAAAAACATTTAATTCTGAAAAATGCCCCTATTATAAAACAAGTGAATATAAATGTGTTCCATTTAACCAACTTCATGATCTATCAGGAGCAAGTCAGGATGCGTATGTCATACCAGGCAATACATCCTTACAAAATATTTTAGATGATAAATCATCTAGCAAACTAAATGCACATATGGAGTCATTCTTTAATCAAATCTCTACGGAGGATGTTATAGAATATTCAGCGATTGTGACAAGTTCACTTGTTATTCTTTTTATAGCAGGTATGATTGCTTCACGATATATCAAATAAACTATAATTAGGAAGGATGATAGAAGCATATATTCTTGTCATTGGCACTATTATTACACTCATTGTATTATACTTTCACAATGGATATAAAGAGGAGAGTACGAAAGAGCCCTTTGTCAATCACTATTTAGCGGCATGTCCTGGTGGATTTAAGATGTATTATGATTCTGATGGAAATACAATTTGTTATGACGAGGCATTAGATATTCCCAAACATCTATTAAAATACCAGAAAAATGGTGGTCAATGTATTCTAAATGGCGCATCTACAAATAATATGCCAAATTGTGTCGATTATATTTTAGAACATTATAGAAATAAAAGCATTGAATTCTGCTCAACTACGTTTCCATCCTATTTTGAAGATGGTTCCACTAAAAGCAAGGGATGTACAAAGGGAGAATTAAATGAAATGTTAAGTGGCCCTATGAATATTCGGCAGCCAACTTGTATCATTTATCCTACGATGGATAAAAATCAGTTATCCCTTGACAGCTGTATGAATCAGAAAGAATTGGATGAATATCCTTGCTTTGGAACGACGTGCACAAAACAATTACAGCAATATGGAGATAATACACCTATATTAATCATGGTTACAGTTACTGATAGAAATGGCGTTCCACGAACAACCTATACAAAAAAATCAGTCATAAGATACTTTGATAAACTATGGCCGAACTGGAAAGATCGTATTGATATTGATCGTGCTCTTTTTATTACTGAGGTAGCAAAAGCATTCTTTATTGATAGAACACTTAATGAAGCAGATGTTGATTTGCGATAAACAAGACGATAAACAAGACGATAAACAAGACAATACATAATATAATTTATTTATCTATATCTTACTATACAGATAAATAAATGACACAAATGATATAAATATTAATTATCACCCATGGTTTCTACTCCCATAACATGGCCAAACCCAAGTGACTCAAATAATTCATCAGCGGCCGATCCAGATTCAGGTGCTGACTTATTCAAAGGATAAATAGAAGCTAATACAGACTTTTCGTTGATGCTCGGGGCAACGGGTTCAAAATTAGTTATGTCGCACGGTTCTTCTTGTGGAATGGATGCCGTTTGAGTAGGAATGGGTTTATCAAATTCAAGAACAGGAACTGTTTTTTGTGGACGACCTCCCTCTTCGACGGTTGCATGTTTAGGCAAAGAGAAATCCATCTTATCAATCTTTCTCGCAGCAACTACTACTTTACGTCGATTACGTTCTACATATAACATACATAGCGCCATCAGAGCAATAATACTTACTGTAGGGCCAACCGTAATAAGATATAGTAAAAGGATAACTGCAGCGGCACGGGCAACAATACTATCCAGTAGCAATAGTAATTCAGTAGGTACAAACGGCGTTCCTAAAATAATAATCGTTCCCACAATAAAATAGATGGCTTCCACCTGTAGCATTCTTCTGTATAGTAATAAATGATTTGTGAAATAAAATATACTATGTAATTAAATTAATTCTCATAAAATTGACTTAAGTCATATGTAATACTATGATATAGGGAA